CTGTTGAGCTGTTTGGTACCTGGTTTACTGTCAATCCTACTGCTACACCAGCTGTGGTTGATGGGGCTACAGCTGAGAAGTAACTTGCAGTAAGGTTTACTGTGTCTGTACCGGCTACTAGTGTCGATGCGTTTCGTAGTGGTTCGCGTGGGTCTAGGAACACTGTGAATGTACCTGAGGCAGCCGCTGCTGTGTTACCACGAATCTTGTAGACCTGTGGACCGTTGTTTGTTCCAGATGTTTGCTTTACTTCGAGAAGACCTTCTGCAAACTGATCCTGAGTGACTGCGGTTGCACCGTTGGTTACTACAAGAGTGGTTGATGCTGCAAGCAGGTTTGCTGCGGTTTGACCACCTGTACCAACTGCTGTAATAGCGAGGCTAGTGTAGTTAGCTACAGCTGCCGCCGCAACGCAGAGAAGCCCAGGGGCAATCGTTGATGTACCACCAAATCCTACGTATCGGAAGAGGCGTCCATCAGCTGTTGTTCCCATTGCACCAAATTGTTCTGTTTTTGTAGTTGTTAGTGTTGTAAGGTCAGTTGAAGTTAGTTGTCGAGTACCAGTTTCCATATCATAAACCTCCTAGTTGCTTAGAATACCAGTTAGCTTACCGTTACGACGTGGTTGGCGACAAATGAAGTTTCCCATAAGGATCATCGCACCTACTTCACCATACTGGTTAACAGGAGCCATGAACTCGCGGAATTGCCAAGCGCTAGGCGCTGGAACATCCTTGTAGTAGCCATCCGTAACCTGTACTGAGTTATTGATTTGGTTAAGATCACTCGCAATCAATCGTGGGAATTCGAGGTAGTCCCAGTTAAGCCAGAAGAAAGTGTTAGGAGTTGCGTTGTCATCAGCGTAAAGATCACGACCACGGTAAGTGATTGAGCTGACGCCTGCAAGCGCGCCTGCCTTATTGCCATCATTAGTACGACCACTTGGGTTTCCACCGTCGAGTCGGTCATATCCGTTGATTTGTTTTGTTTCGTATCGAGCCCCTACCATTGGTTGGATAACACCTTCGATGAATGTCCATACTGCCTTGGTTGTGATACCAAAGTTTGGAGATTCTGAGCGGCTTGAAGCAGCTGAGACGTTATCGTATTCGCTTGATAGGTAGTCAAGAGTGATAATACCGCCCGCAGTTGCCGTGATGTCACCGTTGATGTATGGGTTTGTTGCTCGCGAAAGACCACCATATGTGCTTGTTGATGTACCGTTATCTACGATAAGGCCGAGACCGTCGAAGTCTTTACCTGAACCAAATCCATAGAAGATCTGTCCAACTGATTGTGCAGCTGAGATTTTAGCTTCATCAAGACGGTCTGCAAGAAGTGATACGGCCTGCTTTTCGTTACGAGCGTTGATAGCTTTTTCGATACCAGGTACAACAACCGATTGCTCGTAAGCTGAAACGTACCAAGTAAACTGTCGTGTGTTGTTTGTTGTTGCAGTTGGGAATACATCCATACCTGAGAACGAACCACCCGTAGTACTGTTCGCGATACGGATAGGTTGGGTCATGTATGTACCCTTCCAAGTGCTTGGCTTGCTGAGTAGAAGACTGTTCAACACATTTGAGTTGTTGATCTGATCTACGATACTTGGCAAGATATTCTGATAGGTGATATCCGATACGCGATCGGTAAAGATCATACCAGCCATTCTTGTTTACTCCTTAATATTTTTACGTGTCCTGACAAAAATAAAAGCCCCCCGAGTGGAGGGCTACAGATTCTTGCCTATGTCAACAAGATACTACACACGTTTTGCGTTTGCAAGTGGTTTGTCTGAGGTTTTCTTCTTGGCTTGCTCTTTTTGTTCGAACTCCTTGAAGATCTTCTCCACTCGCATGCTCGCGAACTTGAAATCTGATGGGAATACCCCGGCCTCAAGCTCTTCTATAAGATGCTTTGCTTCTTCTTCAGTAAGGATGCCTTTGTATTTAAGAATAGCCACAAGTACGTTATACATATTACCAATCCAAACTGTCGATAAATGTGTCGACATCCTGCTTATTACGTAGTGGAGGAGCCTTTTGAACGGTCTTAGCGTCGTCGCTCTGACCGCCACGAGTACGTCGTGAAAGGTCCTTACGCTCGGTATCTTCCTTCTTTTGCGTCTCGGAGCGCTGTTCTACCGGGTTTTCACGTACATAGCGGCGATATGCGTCCTCGAATCCAATGTGTCGATATGGCGCGCCTGCATTCGATTGCTCGAGATACTTCTGATTGATCTCATCTTTGAAAGTGAGTACCTTCTCGATGAGTTGTGATGCAGGGTCTTCGTCAAACTTAGGGTCAGATGGCTTTAACTTGAACTTTGTAAGGTCACCAGAGCGTTGGAGTGATGCAATATCTTGCCAGTCGGCCCGTTCCTCTGCTTCTTTAAAAGCCTTTGCGGCTTTCTGGCTCTCCTGGCCACGGAAATCGTTGAGAAGTTGCTGCGCGCGTGTCTCCATGCTGAAGAAACTCTTTGCAGCTACATCGCGGTCGCGGTCATCAAGATAGCGGAAGCCTTGTGGGAGCTGTGTAGGGTCATACACCTCATATTCCTTGACTTCATCGCTGTCTCCAACAGTTCCACGCACTTTAAGTGGCTTGATGTTGTCTACGACGTACTTGAGTTCAGGTGACAGCTCATCTGGGTTTACTTGTTTGGCTTGCTCGTCGGGCTTTTGTTCTTCTTCGCCTTCGTCAACACCTTCGGCTTCATCAATGGCATATTCTTCGGCGTCAGACTCTGAAGAGTCTCCTCCAGCATCCGAATCGTCGCCTTCAGTCGAAGCTTTTTCTTCAACATCTTCTTTTTTGTCGTCCACATGTGCATCGTCCTCAGCAATAACTGCTTTATCATCGATTGGTTGCAACTGGTCGTCCAGTCCATCCATCGCGTCAGCAGCAATGTCAGCGGCTGATCGGTTGTCTGTCATAGCGTATCTCCTTTAGCTTTCTAAGGCGTATGATACCACTAATTACATTGGTGGCAATGTTGTTGGTGCGCCTACAGGGAGACCACTAAGTGGTGATGGAGGAACTCCAGGAATCCCCATACCCTGGGATGGGGCTAAAGCGCCTGCCCCACCCGCTGGGATCGGGAGGCCACCTAAAGGAGAAGGTGGCATTGGATTAGGGGCTGGAGGTCCACCTAATCCAGGTTGTGCGCCAGGCATTGGAGGTTGCATAGGATTTTGTTCTTGAGGAGACGGAATAGGATTCTTAGGGTCAAGGCCTTCGATATTGCCACTGTCAGCTACCTGATCGAGAGAGGTCTTTATTTCAAGACTTGTCACAGCCTTTTCTACGAACTTGAGGAAGTCAGTCTGGTATTTACGAGGGGCCTTGATAAACTCATCATTGACCATTAGCTTGCGGAGAGTGAGTACGTATTCTTTGGTGACATTTGGTGGAAGCTCAGCGTCCTTACCATTCATAATCTTGGTGTAAGCTACGTATCCGTTGTTATCATCAATCTCATCCATCGCATCGCGTGCGAGATCCATTGGCGCAGTCTTGAACTTAGCCCAGTTATCGTAGAGTTGTTGGGCGTTAGGAAGGTTCATGAGCTTGTATACATCGAGCGGAGACACGAGCTGCATCTTCGCGAGTGCGAGTGCAATCTTTTCTTGTCGTGTCTTATCAAATGGTAACGTACCACCTGATTTAACTGAGACGATCATCCCCTCTTCGATGAGATAACGACTGATTACGATATAGTCAAACTCACCGTCGCCACCGTTGTACACGAAGAAGTGATCTTCGTCATACCAAACAACAGCGAACTGCACCCATAGGTTGAAGTAGCGGGTCATCAAGCGGTCAACTGAGCGTACATAGAGATCGAGTCGTCCAGAGGCTTGATTCTTCTTCATCTCTGACTGACCAAGCGTTGGATCGTCCTGCCCACCATCGTTTACCCCGGTGAATTCAGATGGTGTGCTCATCACAGCATGTACCTGAGTACGAAGATCGATCTTGTCCTGCATTAACATGTTAGGAATCTGTGGCGGATCAATGCGGTGAACGAGGTCAGCTACGCTATTGCCAGCAGTTTTGATGATTACACGTTGGTTAGGATCGCCCGTAAGGTTCTGGAGGTCATCTTTAGTAAGGCCACTATCGCTAGAGAATACAGTGAGTCCATTTGCTTTATCCACAACCTCCATGAGCTGACGACCGCGCTTGTTGAGGATGTCTTGCATTGGCGCTGCTTGCTCGATTGGTCCCGTGTAGTCTACCCAGTGCTCACCGTCGTTATCAAAATTGAGAGGGAGGTATGGCTTTGGAGGCATTGGGAAGAAGTTCTTCTTTGTCTGCGTGTAGAGATAGTTAGGGTTCTTTACCTTCTCAAGCACTACCTTGCCAAAGTAATATGCCAGACCTTCTTGTGGTTTGAACTGCTTGTCATAGTAGGTGAACCACGCCTCGCGAACCTGCACAATAGCTTCAAGCTGTTTAGGCGTGCCACGAACGATGTTCAGCTCTTCATAAATAGCAGCCTTTTTCTCAGGCCATCGAGAGAGAACTTCATTCACACTCATTTTGAGGAACTCGACGATAAATGCTGGGTTCTCACCTTGTCGAGCATTCTTGTCAACTACAATGTGCTCTGGGTTAATGCTCTTTGGTACGATCTCGCCGTTCTTGCCATACAGTGGATCAAATGTAAGTTTCATCACACCAAGGCGCTTATTAAGGGCGTTACGTACTACATTTCCTACGATCTCAGCGAGTTGGAACATGTCAGCGTGAGCCTTCATCGCCTTTTCAAGGTCCTGAGCAAAGATGCTGGACTTCTGTGTGTTCTGCGATGGGTATACTTCAGGTGATGGATTCTGTGCAGTCAGGTAAGAGACGATAGCATTCTCAGCGATGTATATCTGATTCTCTACATATGGAGTCTGGTAGCGGTATAGCTTGTTTTGGTCGATATGTTTACCAAGAAACAAGCGCATGTTATCGTTACGAACTTGCTTCAGGTTGAAGCCATTCGGCTTGTTCCAGTATTCTTGTGAGTCGCTAATACGCTGGTCAAGGTTGCGGATGAGTGATGCATCAGGTATATCGAACGCGAGCACCGGCACATCATCAATGACGCCAGATGAAGTCTCTTGGAAGTTATCAACGGTGGTATCACCGAATGGTGCTGAGAGGTAATCTTTTCGAGGGTCCACGTTTTGTTCCTTTATAAATAAAAACCCATCATGACGAAGGGCTTTGGCGGCTCTTGCCTATGTATTGCCTTATGGCGTTATGATACTACAAGTTGAGATTATTGGAACAGTATTTTATGAGGTGTCTTACAAGAGTGGCATCGTATCTCAATCCACTTCTGCCCTGGTTCAAATACATCTTGGCCCCCGACGAGATTGGCTACAACCACACTATCTGCGTTATAGCTGAACATCACACGGTTACATCTGAAGCATCGCAACAGTTGTTTCTCGACTGGTGCGAATGTATGGTAAATGTAGATAGTCACTCCGCGCATTATAGGTACCTCCAGTCTATACCTTCATTATTTGACTCTTGTAGGGCTTTGCCAATGTCCACAGTGAATCCCTTGGCTTTGCCATCTGGTGTGATGATATAGCTTTGTTTACGTTGTTGCAATCGCTCAGACAAAGGAACATACGCTTTGCCACCGAGTATCTTGTATAGGCAATAGGTAAGTGAGTCGTAGTAGTGGTCCTCAGCGTCTTCGTCGATTTCTTCTTTCTTGGTTTCGGAGTATGGAAGATATGGCAGCGTGCGGATGAGCTCGCGACAGCTACTGAGTACTTGAAGATAGGGCAGATCATCATCAGATACGGATAACATTTCATGCAGTAGTGCTTGACGGTTTATCTTTGATTGATGGCTCTTTGCTTCACCATATGCCATAGAGACGTGGAAGCC